ATGTCTGCTCTTCGATCATCCGCTGCACTTCTTCCTGAGTGTAAGTCTTGCCGCCCTCGGTGGGTGCGCCTTCTGCTGGAGTAGGATTGTCGTTTTCGTCTGCCATAGTTATAAGCCCCTAGCTTATGGTTGATTTCCGGCCTCGGGCCGGGTTAAAGGTTTGCCTGTTCCCAAGCAACTGGGTAACTGTTTCTGATCTCTTGTAGCGTCATCTGAGCGCCCGATGGATCAATAAGCTGGTTTACGTTTAGCCCACCTTGTTGAGCGAGCCTTTGCAATTCAGCACCATTCCTGAACTTGCCGAAAAACTCATCCTGGAATGACTGCGGTTGCTGGCGTAGAAATTGTGCAAATGTCTGATTCCTGCCAACTGCCAGATTGGACGCTTGTGGCCTGATGAACCGAGAGCGAGGGATCGGAACCCTCGTTGATCGGCAGTTATAATGCAACGGGGGCTTTGGCCCCTGATTCACTGCGTAGATGTTTCCATCAAGCCCTGCACAAGTCAGTGTCGTTCTAGCATCGAGTACGGCTACATACCGCTCTTCCCCGAAGATCAGCCCGTTAGCTGTCGTGAATGCCCCTCTAGCGGCAGCGCCAACGCTGTTGGTTGATGTAGCAACGACTGTCCGTGCAATGTTAGGCAGCTTTGCCCCAACTTTCTGCCTGACTCTTTTAAGCAATTCTGTGAAGTTAGTCTGTGCAATGACGCCTGTTGAAATGACGCCCTTGACTTCCTTGCTGGTATTGCTAAAGAGCCTGTCGCTCATCTGCTCATTAGTGAGCCGCTGTTCGTTTTCAGTGCCAATCGTCAAAGCCGCTACTGCGCCTGCTACGATTGCGGAGTGATTGAACTCATCAGGATTGCTTACAGGTTCGGTCGTTACTTGCGAATAAGTTTGATTGTCAAACTCGATCTCTTCTTCAACAAACTCTGTAAGCCTTTGCCGAAGTTCTTTATCAAACTCCTGCTTGCCTTCTTCAATGACTGATTCTACATCCTGCAAAAGCCTGGCAAGCGATTTCTGCCTGACTTCGTTATCAGACAGTTTGATTCGCTTTTGAATCTCTGAGGCAATGTTGTTAAAGATCGGCTTGAGTTCTTCCCAAGTCCCGTTAGCAAACCGCTGGATAAATACCTGACGCCGCGTGTACGCCTCTACCAGAAATTTCTCGGCACTCATAGCAGCGCGTTATCAGCGTCCAAGTCTTCGTCTGACATATCCTGCGGGATATGGATGCGGCCCTTGCGGATGCTCTCGCGCTGTGCAGTGCGGTTAATAATTCCGGTATCGCCAAGCTGGATTAGGGCCATCATCTGCTGGCTATCCAGTTCCTCTTCCCAGAAGCGCGTGTTTAGTCGATAGAAAATATCCGCGACTGGAATACCCCAGAAAAGTGCAACGTCCATCAGCGCCTCTGTGAGCGCGTCTGAGATGTTGTTTACAATCTGGTCAAGGGCTGACGCCTCTGCGGATGCGTTGATCCGTGCAGCCTCTGCTGTCTCGTTAGGCGCACCGCGCTGGACAATGCGAGCGCCAATGCCGATCATCTCCTGCTCTTTCTCTTTTTTGAGATTAGTCAGAAGGTTACGCTCTTCGGGCTGTACAAGTTCTACCTTGCCGCCTTGTGTGACAATGCCCTGGCGACTGCCTAGCTGAACCCCGTTCGGGTTTTGCTCGGAGAATTCTTCTGGGCTAGTGTCGCCTGTGTCCAAGTGAAGCGTGGGCTGGCCTGTGATAAACCCGGCTTCCTCAAGATCAGCGTTGTTCCGATAGTGCGCGATGTTGACAACCGCTAGATCGTACAGTGGAGCGTGGTCTACGTCAGGCCGATTATTGCTAGAGCCTGCAACGTGCATGGGGATGTGGTCAAAAGGCTGGCCACCTGCCATGCGGATAATCCGCTCTTCTGTTAGCGGAGCGCCCCCATCATCGTACATCTGCTGGGTGTAGACGCCGTTGCGTAGACGTAGTACCCGGTAATTCTTGACGATGTTGTGGTCAAACTCGTCTTTATTGAAGTTATCCTGCACAAGTTCAACAAGAACAGCAAGAGTCAGCACGCGCCTGCCGTTCTTGATCTCGTACTTCCAGTTGATTAACGATTCTGCCTGATAATTCAGGATAACAGGACGAGCGCCGATGCGCTGCTCTGTCTCGTAATCAATGCTGTCGTCGATGTCTGGGTAGTCTACGAGGAAAATGTGCCGCCCAGTGTCCAGTACGCCGCCCAGCGCCTCTTTTGCGCCCTGCTCTAGCGTATTGCCTGCGCCGTCGGCGTTGTAGATGATCGGGCGCATCTCGTCGGGCATGACTTCCATCGGCTCACGCCGAAACACCATGCCAGACAAGGCTGATCGAGTCCGGCCTGTGACGTTTAGAAAGTAAGCCCGTTCGACGTACCGCTTGTACCGCTCGTTATCCTTTGGCGTGAACTCCGGCAGATACCGCGTCGGGTTGTACTTAAGGCGCTCTTCGCCCTCTACAACGTCCCGCACTAGCCGCCACTTGGGCGAGTGCAGTTGGTAATCTGGATGCAGGGTCTTTACGCTCACAGAATAATCCTTTCCTTACATCGCAAAAGCGATCTTAACGTCCGATACGGGACGTACAATCGGCAATTCGTAGGCAACCATGTAGGTCGCTGCGTCGTTGATGTGGTCGAACCCGCCCTGCTTGTCAGGGTAGCCGTTCTTATCGTAAGCCTGCTGCTCAAGGCTCTGTGCGAGTTCTGAGCAAGCCCTGCTGTTGACTTTAACCCTGCCGTGGGTCAAGGCTGCGTTCATGGCGTTGATCCGATCCTTGACTGCCGGGTTCTTTCGCGGGGCGCGGATGTTGAACCCTGCCTGCCGCAGAATAGCCAGGTCGGATCGGGAAGCGTCTACCGACTTCCGGCTAACGCCCGAAGCGTCCGGGTAAACCACAATCGTGTGGCTCGGGTAGCGATCCTTAATCGCTTCAGCCATCGTGGGCGTGTCGTACATGTCGATGAATTCGTCAACTGCGTGGAAGACTTCGCCCCGTTTAACAAATACAACAGCAGCCATCTTTCCGACGTTGAAGTCCATACCCACATGCAGCCGCTCCCCCGAGTAGATGCCTTCGTTGGAATCGCAGTGAAGGCGGTGGTAATTACAGTAAACGGTGCCGGACGTAAGGTTGACAAATTGCCCTTCGATGTAGGCTTCAGCGAGAGCAGCAGGATAAGAGTCTCGCAGCGACTGAATATAACCTTCCGGCAAATAGGGGTTTGAGTAGGAGGGTGCCTGTACGATTCCGTAATCGTCGTTAGCCTGCGCTACCCAGCGCCAGTGAGCAAACTTAAACCCCTCGGGGGTTGTGTAGGCTGATGCCTGATTGTACGGGTCGTTGACCCGCTCCGGCTGCTGACGGTTACGAGCAATGACCTTGTTCCAAGCCTCTTCCGCGTGGGCTGCTGGCAAGGTATCAATCTCGTCAACGTGCGCCGTGTAAGTCTCGTAGCCCACAATCCGAGAGGGATTGTCAAGGCTTCGGAATACAAAATCACCCCACTGCTTAGTCGAGGTGTAAACCATGTTATCTTGCTTGTTGTACTTGAACCTGACGCCGAGTTCAGTCAACTTCTCAGTGATTCGCTCTGCTGTAATCAGCTTAATCAGATCGTAAGAGGGCTGGTAGCAACCGATCAGAGCGCCAGGGGATGTGGCTGCGTCCATGACCGCTGCTTGTACCATTGCCTCGGATTTACCAGCCCCGTAACCAGCGCAGAAAAGCCGATACCGCTTTTCCATCTGCAAGAAGTCAGATTGTGGCTGTGTAACCTTTAGCTGTAAATCCATCAGCGGCTACTTATCTTCCTTCTTCTTGCCATCACCGATGACTTCAATCTGCACCCGATTAACGGGTGTCTGGGCGTTCTCGTCAGCTTCAAAGTGAACCTTCTGGTTCTCCGACCACCCGGCCTGTGTCTTGAGCCAGAAAATCTGGGCCGTGGTGTCGTTGCTGTTGACTGCCTTGTTGTACAGCTTGCCTGCTACCGTTGCGTTAGCCTTGCTCTGGCCGTACTCAAGCTCTTCCTTGTAGTTACGCTTAAGAACCCTTACGTCAATCCCAAGCAGCTTTGCAATCTGGTTCTTCGGTGTGCCGAGAAGCGTGTGCATCATCACGGTCTGGCGCTGCACATCGTTCGGGACGTGCTTTGAGCCCCGCTTCGTGAACTTCGGGGTGTTGACGGTGCGACCCGGCTTGTCCGGCTGTTTGGCCGGGATGTACTCGCCTTCCATGATCTCCTTGATCTTAGTCGGAGCCTGATCCCCGAGGTCTTCGACCCGAGGCTTGTCCGATTGATCTTTGTTGTCAGTGTTGTCTGTCAAGGCTATCACTCTTCCTCAAGAATAAGTGCAGTTTTTATCAAGGCAAGCTGCTAGCCTGTCTACTGCCCGTAAGCAGCAGGGGGATAAGTGAACGCTGATTTGCTACACTGGTTCAGCGACCGAAACCTCGATAGGCTACCTGCCATTGGCAGAAAGCTCGGATAGAATAACCGACTCCCGAAGCGTCCCTCGGGCGATACCTGTTGATTCAGGTCACGATTTAAGCATATCAAGGACAGAGGCTTGCCGGATTATAGGGTGCTACGCTTTGCGTAGTCTCGAATGCCCGACTAGCGGGAACAAGGTCAAGGTACTGGTCATACCTGTCTTTGACCAGTCTCTATGATTCTTTGTTTGGAAGGAGAGGAAGTCCTTTTCTCATCTCCTTACTATAATGATAAGGGATAAAAATCTGTTTGTCAACCCCTTACGGGAATTTTTTTAACATCCACTTGGATTAGATACCTATTGGCTAACAACAGTTCCTAGACAGGGCTACCAACACAGAGGCTCTGTGTGCTTCTCTACTAGCCTAAGTGGTATGTTGGCCCATCTTCACCACCGATCGTTCAATGTGCGGCCTGTGTGTGGCTCCTAGCCCTACTTGCCACCTAGCCAACACCCCCCACTTCGCCATGGTGCTTGTTGCCAAGGACAAATCTTGGCTTCTAGGCATCGTATAGACACCTGCTGCTGAGTTTGCAGGTGAAGATAGTCTAGGGTTAGGTTGATAAATACAAAAACAAACCTAACCCGATTCTTTTCTCAAGGTTCTGTCGCCAGAACATATAACATCTCAAAGAGATGATATAGCTGTTAGATAGATGTTAGATAGATAGATAGATAGATAGTAATATATATATTGTTAGATAGTAATATATATCTGTTAGTACTGTTAGTATCTAACAGTAGATAAAGGATAGGGTAACATAGAAATCTTATATGTCAATACCCTAACAATAAAAAATTTAACATTCACCTTGATGCCGTGCAGATTCTGGTTAGACTCACAGAGAGCCTACAGAATCAATCACTACGTAGTAAGCAGTAGGGTACCCTTGCCTAATACCTAAAAACCTCACACAGAGGCTGTATGGAAGCGAGAGAAGCATCTAGCAGGTATATCGATAGGGTATTTTGAAAATATAGCCGGGGGTGTAGCCCATATATGGCAAAGCAGATATATAAAGCACCCCCCATAAAGATGATTAAATAAACAGCAGCGTATGCTGATCAAAAAATAACCAACTGATAATCGTTGCTGACTAGAGGGGTGGGGGAACAACAACCCCCATCAATAAAATTGGGGGGTAACCCCCTATCTATCAGCGAAGCTGACATCAGCACAGCTGACAGCTGCCTGGCAGATCATCAGCGTAGCTGATAAGCAGATACTTATTCCATAGCGGCATAAATAGCAGCTCTATCTTTTCCAAATAAGCATAGGTTATGTGTATAAATATCCCTTATACTCTAGCCACCTACTATAACCTAACGTTATATGCTGCCATTGCTCCAGCGTATCGCTGGCATAACCAGTCACGGCACAAGGCCTGTACAGACGCTCTCACGGCGTTTCGCCATATAGGCGCTGCAACCCCTCGCCTGGCATCCAATCGTCGATTGTGCATGCGCTGTGGCGCTATAGTTTGCGGTAGACTGGTGGGCTAGAAACAGAAAAGCCCCGCACGGTGGCGGGGCCTTGTTAGGTTGCAGGCAAGTGTTTAGGATAGCACAAGCGCTGGCATGGCCTGATAGCCGTCGCTGCTAATCTTGATCGCAATTCCTGAAAATGCAGATACAGCGCAATAACAATGCCATCCTAGATCGGACAGGCTGTCCGGCGCTAACATGAACTCGTCTAGACTGTACAATCGTCCTTTATACCTGATGAAGTCATGGGACAAGGCATCCTCGACCCAGTCAAATTCAGCAAGCTCCGATTCTGTAAGCTCGCACCCGTTTAGCAGATTGCGCCACTGGTTGTTAGTTACTATTTCCATCGGTCTACTCCTTGTTGCGTTTGCTTGCCATGTCAGACACGGTATCGGCAATGGCCACAGCGATCAGTACGGGCACAATCACTATGCCTCCTCCGAGCATTAGGATAAAGCTATAGGCTGCCATGGCTAACCCTTAATCGCTTTAATAACGGTATACTCGCAATAATCGCCCGCCAGCTCGTTGGGCGTATCAGTAAGGTGTGGCGGCATGAACTCACGATCACTCACGTCTGCCGTGACGGTACCGGGTCGCAGTTCGTCGAGAAAGGTCTCGATCCGCTCGCACTCCTCATCGGACTCAATGCCGCTAAAGTCTCCATAGATCAGCGCGACAGCCCAATGGGCGGGCGCAGTGACTTTCCAGGCGTAAATATTCATCATGGCTCAACCCTCATCATCGTAGTAGTCTGAAACGGAATCAATGTAGGCGCGGATTCCTTCCGCTATGCCTTCTTCAAATGCGTTCCAAGCATCGTCTGCATCCTCCCGCTCGTTGAGCGCTTTAGCAGTGAACTCGAACGGCGTATAACACCGATTGATACTCTCTGCCTCCTCGCACAGCATAGAGAACGCTTCTAACGCATCATCCTTGTTCTCGATTGTCCCGATTCCGATCCAGTCTAGATCGGCACGGATTGTCTCTCCGATATCCGGCAGATCGTTCCAGGACGCAATACCATACCCCCGGTCGTGACCCTCATTGTATACAGCGTCCAGCGTCATCGTTTCAATATCCATCACTCGTTATCCTGAATCTTTCGTGTGGCAATGGCGCTGTCGACAAACTTTACTCGGTCGCAATCCTCAGCATACTCTAGCAGCACCCGCGCTAGTTTCTTAGCTTGTTCGGCTGTCAAGTATACGGTATCCGGCATATCGTCGGTATGGAAGGCGACCTTGTCGCGGAATCGGTGCACTGTTGCAAAGGCGTTATCGGTCATCACTCATCATCCTCGATCATTGTTGCCATCGGGCGGGGCTTGCGCTTTTCCTGGCGCTCAATCACTGTCTCCAGAATCCAGGCCACAAGCAATAGCGGGGTTGTCAGTACCGTAAACACGCATAGCAGAAAGATATTCTCGATCATCACGCAACCCCCGCAGCTGATAGTTCGGTTCGCATTTTGTGAGTCCGGCGACCTTGTTCGATCAATTCCGACGCGGCTCCTACGGATAGCCCGTACCATTCGGCAAAGCGCTCGGCGGTCAAGAAATTGTTGATCCAGTCAAGGTAGATTGCTTGCAACGCATCGTTTGCTTTGATTGCGTCCACGTCTACCGGCTTTCGATCAAATATGCTTGGCATGTCTATTACTCCGCAAAAAGGTAGGTCTCAAAAGGCCCATCCGGCCCAATATGTTCAACGATAATCAGTGTATTGTTATCTCGCAAGAATTCCACAAGCTCCGGGAATTCTTCTGAATACTCCCCTGCTCCATCGGGCATATCAATCAAATATCCGAACTCCCTAATAATCTCCTCGGCGGTATACTCTGACCAATCGCAACAAATTCCGATCGGGTCAAACTCACTCCCGCCCGGCATTGCCTCCGCCATATCCTCGTACCATTCAAACAAGGCGCGACGGGCTTCGGGGGTGAAGTTTTCGGAGCGGTTCATATCGTCAAATGCGCGGATGAAGTCTTGCTCGTTTACAGTCTGATAAAGCATCGGTCTGTCTCCTTTCGTTTAGGTTGAGTACATTATGCCGCCGTCTACGCAGGCGGTCAAGCATTTTCTGCTATCGCGTAACCTATCGTTGACCCGCTATCCAATAGCCTAGGACTATGGGGCGCTGTGCCGCGCTGTATAGAATGAACGGGCGCGCGCGATATACGCTAACCGCTATACAGCGTCAATGCTTGCGGCCATCGGTGTTATCTATAGATCAAGGCCCACCGATAGATAAATATCATCGCCCAGGGGTATTGACGGATGACGCTCGAAGTTGATAGGCTGGTCGGTTGCGCTTGCGATACCAATGCACCAATCTGGTGCAATATCTATATAGATTTAGTGGCTTCAACATATCTAGAAAAATGGCGTAACTGAAAGTCAATTGGAGGTCGATTGGAGGTCAACTAGAGGTCGATTGGAGCAAAAATTTTTAGCCGGCTCGCTGTCGATAGATTTTTCTAGAAGCTCCGACCCAATTAGAGGTCGCTCGACCTCTTGACAAACTTTATCGGATCGTCTACGATCACTTCCGAACTCAAAGCAATAAGGAGCAGCTATGACTGACCTGAGCGTGGAAGAGATGCGGATTCAGGCAGAGCAGATGTCAGTCGATGATCTGACTGCCATGCTTGAGCGAATAGTGGCCGAATATCCTAAGAAGCAGGTATCGCTGGGCCACTCTGTCGAGCAGCAGGAAGAGAATCGTAAGCGCATTGATATGTTATATGATAACATTTATTACATGGTTATCTACAAAGAATTGCTTGCCAGGTATCAGAAACAAGCCGCTGATGCTTGGAGAAAATTTGATGATGAATCAGAGGCTTATATCCAGAAGATGATTAATCAAGTAAAGGAGAATTACGGAAATGGCTAAGAAGCCCCATATACCCAAAAGTTATAAGCACCCCAAGCCTAGAAGCGAACAGTTGATTCCTAACAGCAAGGCAATCAGGAATTACTGGCAGTACTTGAAAGATGGTGCCAAGGAGGGTGACTACTTTGCTACAGCAGCTCTAATCATCCTTACTCGGGAGCACACGATGGCACTCAAGGACATCACCGACATGGCCGTGCTCTATCGACTCTTCCGAGAAGAGAGCGGCAAGGTAGACGATGAAAGTGATGACGACGAGGAAGAGGGCAGCGAAGAAGAGGACGAAGATTAGCTTCTGCTAGGGTAAGCAGTGGGGTAGCCTATCTACCCCCTCTTGCTCTTCACACAGCGGCTCTCTGGCCCTCACAGCCCTATCTTTACACCTAGCAACAGCCCTCATCTGCACCTACAGGCAACGGATGCCGAGTGACGGGCCACAAGGTAAAAATTTTTACACTAGCAAGGGTTGACAAGTAGGAAATCCATGTTACCCTGTTCTATCTGTACTGTTAGATACTGTTTCTACTGTTAGATAAATAATTATATATTATTACTATCTAACAACTAGAAATCTCTTATCTATCATCTCAAAGAGATGTTATATGCTCTGGAAGAGCGGTTGTAGTAAATTATGATTGATAGACTAGATGAGATACTTGGTGACTGCTCGGAGAAAGACCTGGCGGCAGAGCCGGATCACTTGGAGCAGCACTGGCTTGACAAGGTTAGGCAGTCAGTATGTATTCTTGGCATCCACGCTTGGAGCGACCACATGGTTGCCGGGGGTTTACACGAAGGCCGAAGCGTGAAAGAATGCTCGGCAACAGTTAGCAAAGCGATTGAAGAGGTAATTTGATATGAAGTTCACTAACCAGTTCTCGAACACCACCCCTTGCCAGAGCGATGTAGCGGCTGACGCTTGGGAGGAGCTTTGTGCCTACGATGAAGCCAAGCGAGAGCGTATTGACGAGATTGTAGGTCACTGCATTGATAGCAAGGACGACTGGAGTCTTGTGCTGCCAGACGTTATTGAACATGATGATATTGAACCTCTTCTCTTCGCCGTTGTTGGCAAAAAGGCCAGAAGTGAAGACCTTTTTAACATGCTAGTGGGTATTATCAGCAATATTGTCGAAGAGGATTTTGAGTATTACGACAGGAATATTACTGGAGACAGCCTGACATGAGCCGGTGTGCAGCTTGTAACAAGGTATTGACGACTAGAGAGCTAGTCATCTCTGACCGATTCTTTAAGCAGGAGTACAACGACCTTTGCACAAATTGTCGGGGCATCGTAGGCGACCCCTACCTAGCCGAGTACATCGACAAGGACGGGGCCAAGGCCATGCACCATCAGGATGAGTGCCCGAGTGCAGAGGACAGAGAGGGCCGTGGTGATGGGTAAGTACGCACAGACAAGCCTGCCTTGCCCCAAGTGCGGCAGTTCTGACAGCCTGGCGCTGTACGAGGATCACGGCGGCTACTGCTTTAGCAACTGCGGCTACATCAGCCAGAATTATCTGGACGGTAAGCCGACAAAAACATCACATTCGCGTAGAGCTAAGAGCATGTACAACATCGAGGAAATTAAAGATTACGGCCTAGCCGATCTATCTCACCGAGGAATCGTTGCCGATGCAGTGAAACGATACGGCGTTCGCCAAGCAGTGCGTCCAGAGGACGGTGAGCGGGACAAGCAGGCCATCTTCTACCCAGCAGGGCTGGGAGGCGGCTGGAAGCGCAAGAACGCGCTGACGAAGAAAGACATGGAGATCGTGGGCGATTATGGTGGGTTATTTGGTCAGTCGGTATTTGCGCGAGGCGGCAAGTTCGCAGTTATCACAGAAGGAGAAGAGGATGCACTGGCAGTCTGGCAAGCGTACAACGCTAAGGGCAAAGATTACACGGTACTGTCGCTGCCGAATGGCGCAGGCTGCGGTGGCCTGGACAAGCGTGAAGTATGGGACTATCTTACTTCTTTTGAAGGCTTACTCCTACTATTTGACAACGACGAGCAGGGTCGTGAAGGCGTTGAAAAGTTTGCTGACCTGTACTCGACAGAAGTAAAACTCAAGGTCGGTGAATGGCCTGAAAGCATCGCTGATGCTAACGATGCAATCAAGCAGGGCAAGCAGGGCGAGATTTACAAGGCTGTCAGCAGGGCTAGGGAGTATCAGCCAGAAATGGTTATCCCCGGCTCTGACATCAGCCTCGACACGGT